CGCCTGGAAATCCTGGCAGTTTCCGACCATCATGTCGCCGTTCATCCCGATCAAGGAGATCGAGGAGGCTCGGCGCGATCTCGACGAGAAGACTTTCAATCAGGAGATGATGGCGTCGTTCGAAACGATGTCGGGTCGGGTCTATTACGCCTTCGACCGCAAGATTCACGTCGGCAAATATTCATTTAATCCGAAACTGCCGATCTGGGTCGGTCAGGATTTCAACATCGATCCGATGTCGTCGGTGATCATGCAGCCGCAGCCCAACGGCGAGGTGTGGGTGGTCGATGAGATCATCCTGCACAACTCCAATACGCAGGAGACGGCCGACGAGCTGGGGCGGCGTTATTTCCGCCACATGAAGCAGACGGTGATCTATCCCGATCCCGCCGGCGCCAATCGCACCACCGCGTCGCGCGGCGTCTCGGATTTGGACATCTTGAAGGACGCCGGCTTTGGGCGCCAGAAGCACCGCAAGAAGCATCCGCCGGTCGCCGATCGCGTCAACGCGGTCAATCGCATGTTTAAGTCGGCCAACGGGCTGACGCGAATGCGGGTTGATGAGAGCTGTAAGGATACGATCTCATCGCTGGAGCAGACCATCTATAAGGAAGGCACTCGCGATGTCGATAAGACTAAGGACACCGAGCATCAGGCTGACGCTCTTGGTTACTGCATTCAGTTCGAATTTCCGATTCGTAAAATCGAGACGCGCGGGCTGTCTATTTAGGGTTGATTATAAGTCATAACTGACTTATGCTCGCGCAGTCATGCCAGTTTCAACCAGCAATAAGAAAAAAGTGCTCCAGATGCTCCAGCGTCGGCATCCTGATTATATCGGGAAGCTGCCGCACTGGACCCTTTTGCGTAAAACCTATGAGGGTGGGCGCAACTGGTTTTACGATAATATCTTTCGCTATCTGAAAGAGGGCGATCAGGAATATATGGATCGTCTGAAGCGCGCCTATCGCTTCAATCACACTCGCGAAATCGTCGATCTGGTTCAAAAATACATCTTCAAGACCGAGCCTGCGCGAAACGTCACCGACGCGCCGGCGGCGATTAAGACATTTTGGGAAGACTGCACGCTCGCCGGGCTCGAAATCAACCAGTTCATGCGCCTGGTCTCCACGGCCTCATCGATCGATGGTCGCATCTGGGTGTTCGTTGATTCGACGCAGAGTCAGGTCGGCGTTTCCGTCGCCGACGCCAAGAAGGCCGGCGCCCGAGTCTACGCCTATATCGTTCGCGCCATCAACATGCTCGACATGGGGCTCGACGAGGATACCGGCGCGCTGAAATGGGTGCTGGTGCGTGAATATCACCGCAACGACGCCGATCCGGTCAACGATAATGGCTTCGTCGAGGAACGCTATCGGCTGTGGACCGAAGACGAGTGGGTGCTGTTCAAGATCGTTGACATCTCCAAGGAGCAACAGCAGCAATTACAGCTGGTGCAGCCGTCGGCGCTCGAAGCCAACCCGAACATTTCCGCCTATGTCACGCAACAGACCTCGATGACGCAGCAGACGCTGACGCCAAAGGTTATCGATCGTGGCCCTGTAACTATCGGTCGCGTGCCATGCTTCGCTGTCGATAACGTGATTGGCGATCATCGCTACAGCTCGCCGGCGCTGATCGAGGACATCGCCTATCTCGATCGCGCCGTCGCCAATTACTGCTCGAATCTCGACGCGGTGATTCAGGATCAGACTTTCTCGCAGCTGGTTATTCCGACTCAGGCGATCGTCGAAGGTCAGGATAAATACGATCCGCTCTATCAGCTCGGCACCAAGCGCATCTTCACTTATGACGCCGAGGGCGGCAGAGCGCCGGAGTATATTTCACCCGACGCCTCGCAGGCGAAGGTGATCATGGACACCATCGCCGCGACCATTCACGAGATTTATCATTCCGTCGGCATGGCGGGAGAGCGCACCAGCAAGGATAACGCCGTCGGCACCGATGATTCATCCGGCGTCGCCAAGGCATATGACTTCGAGAAGTTGAATTCGCTGCTGACTACCAAGGCCGAGGCGAACGAAAACGCCGAAAACAAGCTGGTCGAGTTGGTGCTTCTGATGAATGGCATCAAGGAGATGCCGACGGAAGAACTGGTTGAATACCCCGACACTTTCGATGTGCGCTCACTGTTCGATGAATTCACTGTCGCCGAGAAACTTGAGCTGATTGGGGCGCCCGACACCGTGCGTCGCGTTCAGATGGGTCAGGTGCAGGCTAAGCTATTTCCAGCGCAGCCAAAGGCAGAAGCCGCCGAAATGGCCGAGGAACTCAAAAGCTGGCCTCCAGAGCCGCTCGAAATCACGCTGGCGACAATGAGCGCCGCAAATGGCAGTCCGCCACAGGGTTCGATTAAGAATGCGCCCGCATCCTCTTCAGCGCCCGGTGGAAAGCCGGCGGCGTCAAGGAATCCCCAGACGAAAAATCGTCAGGGACAGGTCACTTCGGAAACGAAGTGAATTTCCGAGCCGAGAAACTGGCTCAACCGTAGGCCGAGAAACTGGCCGAGGAGTAGTAGATGAATAAGATGATGAAATACTGGGGCGTCGCTCATTTCGACGCCGCCGACGACAAAGCCGCGGCTGATGAAGCCTCGCGCATCGCCGCCGAAAAGGTCGCGGCCGACGCCGCCGCCAAGGCCATCGCGGATAAGGAAGCCGCCGACGCCGAAGCCGCCCGTATCGCCGCCAGCAAGATTCCCGAGGCCGAAGCCAAACTTCTCAAGGAAGTGATGGCGAAGAAGAAGCTGATCGAGGATCTTCAGGAGAAGCTCAAGGGCTTCGATGGCGTCGATCCCACCGAATTCAAAAAGCTGACCGAGCAGAAGAAAGAGGCCGAAAAGGCCAAAAAGGACGCCGAGAAGAAAGCTGCCGAAGCCGCCGGCGACATCGATCGGGTCAAGAAGATCATGGTCGAGGAGCATGAGCGCACGTTGGCGGAAGCCGTCGCCGCGCATGACGTAACCAAGCAGGCGCTCGCCAAGAAGGACGCCGAGATCAACGATCTGACGGTCGGCCAGGCGTTCAACGTGTCGCCGTTCGTCACCACCGAGCTGGTGCTGACGCCGACCAAGGCGCGCGCGGTTTATGGCGCGTATTTCGAAAGCAAGGACGGCAAGGTCGTCGGCTACGACAAGCCGGCGGGCGCCGCCGAGCGCACCGAGCTGATCGATGGCAAAGGCAAGCCGCTACCGTTCGAGGCGGCTATTCGTAAGCTGGTCGAGTCGGATGCGGATCGCGATCATATGCTGAAGTCGAAGATCGCCGCCGGCGCCGGTTCGAAGCCTGGCGCTTCGGGCGCGAAAGTTACTGTCGAGGGCGATGGCGAACCGCGTGGTTTGGCGCGTTTATCGGCGGCTTTGGCGAAAAGCGGCTTCGGCAACGCCTCGAAAAAGTAAATCAAATCGACGCTAACTTACAAAAGTCAGCGTTGACTGATCTTTTTCCTTCCAATAGCTATGCTCTAGGTTTAATATAGCGGTAAGTCGAAAATGACTTACCGCTATGCCGCCGCGTGCGGTGAAACTGGAGTTATGTGAATGCCTCTTTTGCAGGTTCAAGCCGAAAAGCTGTCTCTCGAACAGCTTGAGCGCGGCATTATCGAAGAAATCATCGACATCGACCAGTTCTATGCGCTGGTTCCGTTTTTGCCGGTCAACGGCAAGGCGTATCTCTACAATCGCGAGCAGACGCTTTCCGAGGCCGAATTCCTTTCGCCTTACGATCCCGTCAGCGAAGGCGCCGCGACTTTCGAGGAAGTCACCGCCAAGCTGCGCATTATCGCGGGCGATGTCGATATGGATAAGTTCATCGTCTCGACGATGAGCGATCACAACAGCCAGTTGGCGATTCAGTTGGCCGAGAAGGCTAAGGGCGTCAGCCGTATGTTCCGTCGCGCGCTGATTCAGGGCGACTGTTCGGTTAATCCGAAGTCGTTCGATGGTCTCGCCAAGCTCTGCGTTCCCGATCAGACCCTGGTCGCCGGCGTCAATGGCGCCGCGATGACCCTGGGTATGCTCGACGAGCTGCTCGACGCGGTGAAGCTCGGCGCCGATGCGCTGGTGATGCGTCGTTCGACCTGGCGTTCCGTGCGCGCGCTGCTGCGCTCGTTCAACGGCAACCATGCCGACATGATCATGATCAAGAACTTCGGCCAGCCGGTTCCCGCCTACAATGGCACGCCGGTGCTGCTGAATGACTTCATTCCTCCGACCGAAGTGACCGGCACCAACAACGCCACGACTTCGATCTACGCCGTTCGTCTCAACGAGGCCGATGGTTTCCATGGCATCGTCGGTGGCGAGGCCGCGGGCTTCAAGATCGAGGAAATCGGCACGATTCAGAACAAGGACGCCGTTCGTTACCGCGTGAAGTGGTATGTCGGCACGGCGCTGAAGTCCACCCTGTCGCTGGCTCGCCTGTCTGGCCTGACCAACGTCTAAGGTTGTATGACAGTCAATTCTGACTTATAGTGAGGGCGGGAGCGATCCCGCCCTTTTGCTTTGAGTGGTGAGATGACAAAACAAATCGAAATTTATGGCCACAATGGCTGCGCCTGGTGCGAGCGAGCTAGGGCGCTGGCGACGCGATTCAAGCAGCCGTT